AGGAAAGTATGCAAATGATATTGCTTCGGTTATTGAATCGAACTGTTGCGATACGTTAAACTCCGTTCTAGTTGCAGTATATTTATTTCGTTCGTAATCGTATGATAAACGAGTTATACGGAAAGATAGATCAATGCGTTCTGCGGCAGCACCTACTGTCGTTTCGGCTACTGGATTTCTCTTCGGTATGTATCTCTTACCAATCTTAGCACCAAGTGATCTCATATAATCAGGAACATGGAATCCGGGACCAGAATGTGGACCAAAGATAGTATCCCAACCAAGTGCTCTACCTCCGGGCTTAACGTGTAGGAAAGCAGAGGCAATCATCTTAAATGATTTATACTGTTCTTCATTGATTGATTGAGGACTGTATGTATTAGTCGACTTCTCTCCTGACGGTACAGAATGTCCTGCATCGAAGATAACATTTACACCAAACTTCAGTAGGTTATTCGCTACAGCCTGAAGCTCTGCATCTTGATCGCCAAGTGGATAGACACCAAACTCTTCGAGTGGTAGCATTCGAGTTACTGTACCGTTCTTTTCAATAAAGAAGTGACCCGGACTCGCTTTCTTTTGCTCGGAAAGTGTCTTTGCCTGTGGTATTGCATCATAAAATGCTTTCATTATATTGTTAAATTGTTCTGGTACTACTGAACGATCGGCAGCAGAACCAGTCCATTCTACTGTAAGAGTATGGAATGGGCGTCTGACAGACTTCATATCCAATATGAGTTCTTCGAGACTGTGTACTTTCGTATAAATGAACTTAGGAGATGGCGTATTAGACGTAACCGATCCGACTTCCTGTACGGGAGTAGTAACCTTTGTTTGCATAACCGGTCCGTCTTCGACTACATCTTGCAGGTTAGTGAAACCTTTTACATCAACTATGCTTGGTATATCGATACCCGTTGTCTGGTCGATTCCACCTATAGCACCGGGTATCTCAACACCTATTTCTTTTATAGTTGGTATTCCTTGTGCAGATGCTGCGATATTACCCATCATGTTTGCCTTTGGTACACCGATTGCACCAAATTTATTTTCCTCTATCACGTCTCCAAGTGCACCGAATCCTACGCCACCCGCAGTACCAGCGTTTGCTTTGAATCGAGATAGCATGTTGCCTACCACATTACTACTCGGTGCTACAGGATCACCGGCTTTTACACCTAATCCTACATCATCTATCTTACTCTTAAACGAACCGAAAGGATTATCTAAAGTAAGCATTTGTTTCTTGGCTACTTCCTTTACTTCTGTAACAGCATCTGCACTATGGTCTGGTTCTACAACAGCACTGAGAGCATCCGCATCGATCTGAGCAACCAGAGCAGAAACTGCCATAGGATCTAGACCCGCTTCTCTAAATTTTTCTTGTGCAACCGGATCATTTGCTGCACTATTCGCCTTGTTGACAGCATCTTTAATTATTGCAGGTGATAATTGCTTACCTTCTTTAAGTGCCTTTTCGATACCTTTTGGACTACCATCTGCTATGATCTGGTCCACGACTACGTCATCTCTACTCGCACGACCAATCAATGTATCGATCGCAGACTTTTGAGTTGGTACCACAACGGTTGTAACGTTTGGTACACCACTACCCATCTTTGACGGTGTAGGATCTTTCTTCTTACCACGTGGTTTCGCTGATTCCGCCAGTGATGCAAAACCGGATACAGTCTGACCAAAGGTAGCAGAACCGGCAGCGAGTTCACCAAAAAGTTTAAGAGCCTGTCTCTGACGTGCTTTTTCTTGTGCCTTTTCGGCAGCCGATAGTTCTCTTACTTCTTTTTGTTTATTTTTAAGAGGAATACGTTTGACTGGTTTTAGTCGATTGTTACTAATCGCATTGCCATCTTTATCTCTAATAATAGACATTATGTACACAGTCTCCTAAATATTTCTTCGGCCGCATCGACTCGATCCTGCTGTCTTTTAATCTTTGGATTTTCAAACCTTGATTCGAATATAAAAGTAGCATCCTCAATTGTTTTTGCTCTCTTTAATTCTGCATATCGATAATATGTTTTATGATCGTTGAGTTCTTTTACAGTAAACAGTAGTTGAGCATATAAAGTTGTCCATGACAAATTACGTTGACCAGCGAATGCTTGCAAATTCTGATATCGAAAACCTGCGTTTGCTGAAGAGTTCCACTGTGCTATACCAAAGGATCTTTCAGGAGGTGCAGATTGAGCTACTGTATTTAGATCTCCTTTATTTAGTACTGCTGCAGATTCAACAAAAAAGTTTCCTATAATACCACAGGCAACATGTGGTTCAAATCCTCCTCCTTCTTTCGTAAGAAAGAAATTAAAAGATTTTTCAATATTATCAGCACCGACTAAGAATGTGTTATCAACATCTGTGTTATCTTTTATTGGACCAATGCCGGGAGGATAGTTAACTTTCTCGTTGTGCTGTAATTGATCTGCTACTGATGATGATATATCTAATCTCTCTCTAGTTACTGGTCTTTCGTATTTTGGTACAGATCCAAGTACAAGTGGTAACTGAGAATCCATACCATCAAGAAAGATACCGTATACTTGAGCTTGCACTTTAATACCAATATTAGTTCCTATACCCGAAGATCCACCCTCTGTTACTGGTATAACGACTTGTGCCCATGGCAAATCGCCATCTTCAATATCAGCCGGATTATGAGTATGCACTCCGTAGATTCTTACTTTGATTCTACCGAGCTCCAATGGATCATTAATATTTACAACAGTACCCATAAACCAACGAGACTTGTCGCCATAATAATTCATGAAAGAATCCCCATTATTCCGTCTTCATCATAGGAAGATATTTTAACACACTGTAATGACAATTGATATTTTTCTGCAGCAAGTGTATGTTTTGCCGCATATATTATATAGTCACCTGATTTCTTTGTATCTACTTTGACTTCTGAATTATTGGGCCTGTTAGCCAAGAATAATACTCGTACAGTGTTTCCTATTGTTCTATGGTAATCTCCAGAAATAAATCCTCGGCCGTCAATAATAATTGTAATCGGTGTTTTTGTTAAAAAGCTTTTAAGAGATTTACCGATTGTTCTTTTATTATAGTCAGATGCATCATTCTCTTGATCTATAGATCTAAATTTATTATCACCGTTTTCATAAGCACCAGATGTAGTTAACTGTGATATGTGTCTTGATTCATATGACTGCAAAAATCTTCCATCTATTTCAAAGTCACTCGCAAATGTAGGCCTTTCATATTCTTTTACTTGTAACTGTGATATTGCGTCAGCATGTACATTAAAAGAGTGTGATCGATATGTTCCGGTTAGACTATCATAGAATGAATACTTAGATCCTACTACACCTTCACGTATTCTACTATACATGTCATCGTTATTTTCAAGTGAGTATGCTTTTATTGGAATCATTTTTTGACCATTCGAGATCTCAGAAAAATCTTCAGCAGCACCGTAGAGAAATGGCATTTTTGGATTAATAGGAGGTTGCGAAAGCATAGCATTCAAATCACTGTAGAATAATTTGTCCGATTGAAATGTAGAAAACAAATATGTAGGTAATCCATCAACAGTTGTAAGGCGAGACTTAATCCAATTGAGTGCTCTTAGTGGTGTCAGATTAGGTATAATCATTTTCATTTTATCTTGAAAAGTATTTGCTGAGGTATGTTCACTAATACTTGTACCGAGATATTCTTCTGTAATAGCAGACATAATACTAATCGGACTACCGCTGTAAGCTCGATTTACGTTAATTAAATTAGACTGATATTCAGATAATTCAATTAAGTTCAAAAAGATAACATCTGATGTTTCATTAATCTTCTTTGCGGAAATAATCTTGTGTACTATAAAGTCTTTTGTAATTGATTTCGGTAGATTAGGATTCTCAGATTGTCCTAATAATATAGTTACCGTTTCGGCACCTTGAAAGTCAAGTCTATCGAACATACGAAAAGAATCAACAATTGCAATCTTAGCAGTAAGATAGTTATTCTCTAGGTTCTCGAAAATTTCAATATCAGTAACACTACCCATAATTTCTAGACCACCGCGGTCTAAAAATCTAGAAGAATTGATTATTACACTTTCAAGAGCATAGCCCTTTACTGCTTCGGTATTACTTGACATTATGAATTAATAGCCTGTTTGAAGAGTGAAACAACCTGATTGATAAGATCTGGTTTTACAACTTTAATTTGTTTTAGATTATCATTGTCTTTTATGTATCTGTCTAGATGTGTCACCTCAGTAAGTAGAGCTCCTGGCCCAACGGCTGGATCAATATCCACTATTTCACCGTCAGCATTTTCATAGTGGTGTGCAGATAGATGTTCAGCAGAAGCACCGGTAGTAGTTACTGTTTGTGTAGTAACCGCGGCAGACACGTTACTTACTGCCTCACCTACAGAGAATGCCGATTGCGCATCAACAGTAACTTGACCAAGATCTAGATTTCTACGAAGTACAGTTCCTCTCGAAGCTGTGTTTGCGCCAACAACTGTTTCACCTACTTTATGAGTGTTTGTAAGTGAATCGGTTGTTGTATATGTAAAATGTGGAAAGTCTAACTTTGCTCTTTTGTTTATCTCTTCATTTGTTACAGGCCATCCCTGCTTTCTTAAATGATCGTTTAAGAGAAAAAATGTCCAGTGATAAATTGGTGTACCATAAAGATCGTATGAACATTGATCTGGTCTATTGCCTTCCTGTATATTGTAGAAAGTATGAAATGCAATATTGTCAGCAATTCTATCTAGAATATCTGAATACGCCGATATATCTTGGACTAACTCAGTAGATATTTTACCAGTGCCTTGTGCTTCCTGATCACCAAAAACATAGAAAACACGGGGAAATTTGTTGAAGTACTGCATTAGTAACCCTTTTGAATATCTTGTTTGCTTAGTGCTCTGTACTCTTGGAATACTAGAGTAAGATCAATTTCTGTAGGATGGCCATCATCGTGGAATGTCATTGAAGTAGCATTATAAGAAGCCTGTGCACTTCGTAAATAACAGTATTGTAAAGCAGGAACTTTCATATCAGCTCCACGCATACTAAATTCAATCTTAAAGAAATGAGGGAACTTATAACCGGCCGGTATACCAGCTCCAATATTAATTGTTTCAGGGTACATCTCAGATCTAAATACTCTAATGATTGATTCTATTTGATCTGCTTCTTGAGCAGATGTAGCAATCAACTTGAATGTAAATGAGAATTGACGTATGTTTGGTTTGTCAAAAAGCAACCTTGTTCCCGGATTAATACCAGTTTGAGTCGCCGTAGTAATCGCTGCGCGTATTCCTTCTTTAGGAATAAACTGAGTTGCACGAGCTCCAGCAACCTGTGCTGCTTCACTGGTTAATGTACCTCTGGCTAAGTTAAATACAGACTCAACACCTTCGCTAATACCTTTACCAACTGCGCTTACTAAAGATTTACCGGCATTCAATGCTGAAACACCAGCAAGACCAGCAGGGCCAAGATCTACTTGATTGTAATTTACATCATCATTGAATGTTAAAGACTGTGGAAAGTATAACTCAATAGCCGGAACATCACTTACTATTTTAGCTTGTATATTTGTATTATCAGGAATATTAGCACCTTTAATGGCGTCATCTTTTGCTTCTTGTTCCTTATCTTTGCGATATCCTTCTAAGGTGGATTGCATATTTCCTCTTCCGCCACCTTGATTAGAACCTCCTACTGTTGCAGTTCGAGTTTGACCGTCATCATCACCTTCAAATCCTCCATCACCTTCACCTTCAGTGTAACGCTCAGTCTTATCTCCTCTTCCTTCTTTCAATGTTCTTGCTTTATCATCACCCCAACCAAGTAGTGGAACATCCCATATTTCTGCAATCGCTTTAGGATCAATCGTATATGCATTTGCCTTATATGTGGTGAATTTAATTTTAGCTGGGTGGTTTACTTCATTGTGCAAAGGATACATTAATTTCGCACCACCCCTACGATTTAAGAAACCTCCCTTTGCAAACAATGAACCTAGAGCTTTTTTCCCTACACTACCTAAGTCAATAATATCATTTGCTTTTCGAATATCAGTAGTATTTCCACTAGAAGATTTAGATCTTAAATATTCTAATCTATCTTGTCCTTCTTGTGCTCCCCCAGGTCCGTCTTGTCTACCTCGGCCTTGTTTTGGTGGTTTCGTAATGTAACTGGGATCTTCCATATGAACGTCCTATAAATAAGAAATATATGAACTATTTATAACGAAAAATGGCGTATTCTGGCAAATACAAACCGAACATAAAGAAGTATCAAGGTGATCCGGATAGAGTGACTTATCGATCTCATTGGGAAAAACTTTGCTTTATGTGGTGCGATAGCAATCCTTCTGTTAAATCTTGGAGTTCAGAAGAAACTGTTGTACCATATTTCTGGGATGTGGACAAGAAGATGCACCGTTACTTTGTGGACTTGAAGATAAACTTTACTGACGGTAAAACAATCTTAGTTGAAGTTAAACCGGACAAAGAAACAAAGGTTCCAAAGAATCCTAATAAAAGTAAGAGATACATAGGTGAAGCCATGACCTATGTAAAGAATATGAATAAGTGGGAAGCTGCTAATAAGTATGCAAAGGATAGAGGATGGACTTTCCAGATCTGGACAGAGAATACACTCAAGTCGATGGGGATAATGAAGGACCAGCCCGGTAAACTTAAACCACTAAAACCATTGAAACCATATCGCAAAAAGCCTAAGAAAAAGATATAAATACAGGTATGAGTAATCTATTTGCAAAGCTTGGCTACGAGGCGTTTAGAGCCGGTATCAATCCTAGAACTAAAGAGGCGCAGGATTGGTTTCGGCGTAAAGCACAAACTATTCGTAGAGTGAATCGGACAGAGTTAATGACCTCAGATGATGTAAAGCTTGTGAATAGACAACAACCACTCATTGGATCTATGAACATGTTTTTCTATGATCCAAAGACTAAAGAGACCCTGCCCTTCTACGATCGATTTCCATTGGCTATCATCGTAGGACCCGCAGAGAAGGGTTTTTATGGTTTGAACCTACATTATCTACCACCGATATTGAGAGCTAAATTCCTTGATGCATTGTTGGATATTACTAACAATAAAAAATATGATGAAACTACACGGTTTCAGATGTCATATAAAATGTTAACAGCCTCATCTAAAATGAGATTCTTTCAACCATGTTTTAAACATTACTTGACAGGCCATGTTAAATCAAGACTTGCACGAGTGTCAGCAGCCGAATGGGAGATTGCAACATTCCTACCAACAGCGAGTTGGGAAAAGTCAAATGCTGCCAATGTATATAGACAATCAAGGAAAGCAATATGAGTAATATAGATCAGCTTAAATCTCTAGCTTCGTCAAAGCTTGGCTTCGCTCGAGCAAACCAGTTTTTAGTTGAACTACCTACTACATTCAACGCTGGTGGTTTTCTTGGTGCATTAACCACACTTTTTACGAGTGGTAATATGGGTGGAGGTAATCTTAATTTATTATGTTCGTCTGCTACATTACCCGGAAAACAATTGTTAACCGTTGAACGTAGAACTGGTATGCAATTCGAAAAGGTTGCTTATGGATATGCAGTTGATGATGTCAGCTTATCATTTGTTGCTTTAAATGACTACGGTACTCGTAAATATTTTGATGCATGGAGAGCTGCTGTAATAAATGAAACTGGACAAACTGTAGGTTATAAAAGAGACTATGCTAAACCTGTAAAAATACACCAACTCAGAAAGCCAATTAAAAGTCTTGGTACGAGTATTGGACCATTAAACATTAATGTAGGACTAGGTGGTGGCACAGTATATTCAGTTGAACTAATAGATGCATTTCCTACAACAATAGGACAAGTAGAATTAACAAACGAATTAGATGGATTGGTACAAATCAATGTACAGTTGTCTTACACTAACTGGCAAAGAGCAAGTGGTGGACAACAATGGATTCAGGCTTCTGCCGGCCTTGGATCTCTTTCGCAATTTCTTGGTTAGGAGTAAATTATAAATGGCATTACCACGATTGAATGAAAATTCACAGTATGAATTAACTATACCTTCGAAAAAACAAGTAGTACAATATAGACCATTTCTTGTAAAAGAACAAAAAGTATTATTAATTGCATATGAATCACAAGACCGTAGACAAATATTGAACGCAATGCTTAATACTATTGAAGCATGTTTGAAAGAACCACTCAATGTAAAAGCGTTATCAACATTCGATGTTGACTATATGTTTACACAGATCAGAGCAAAGTCGGTAGGTGAAACATCTGATATACTGATTGCATGTTCAGAATGTGAAACTCAAAATGAAATAAAAATCAACTTAGAAGAAATTAAGATAGATGTAGGTGAAAATAATAATCTAATAGAACTTACAGATAAAATAAGTGTAAGAATGAGATTTCCAAATTATGATTATTTCATATCGAATGATGTACTTATGGGTGAGTCTACACAGTCAGAACAACTAATGGCTCTGGTTGTATCATGTATAGACGCAGTTGAAACTGAAGATGAACGTATTAGTATGCAAGATGAAAGCAATGAAGAGATTATGGGTTTTCTTGATTCTCTTACGACAGATCAATTTGATAAAATTGCACAGTTTACTTTGGACTTACCAAAGCTAGAACATGAAGTGGCATTCAAATGTAAAGACTGTGGAACTGATAATAAACGAATATTGCGGGGTATCGACGATTTTTTTTAATTAACCTTTCTCATGATAACTTAGAGAATTTTTATACGACTAATTACCAATTGCTCCAAAACTATAATTATTCTTTAGGTGACCTAGACAGTATGGTTCCATGGGAAAGGGAGATTTATTTAGCAATGTTAATTAACGAGTTAAAAGAAAGAGAACAGCAGCAAGCTGAACGAGGACAACATGGCTGAGGCAACACTAGCGGATCTATCACTCGGTATCAAAAAGACAAATGATACCTTGGCTGAAAATCTGTCTGCGCAAAAGAAACTCAACGCTCTAATTATTAAACAGCAAAAAGAACGTTTTGGTGGTGATGACCTTGAGGCTGAAAGAGAAAAAAATAAATCTCAGGCCGAAGCCGAAACAATAAGAGAAAGTAAATCTGGCGGTGGTGTATCAGATGGAGGTGGTTTTCTTAGTGGACTAGGTATAGGTGGCGCATTAGCAAAAGCTGGCGGTGCTATGGGCTTAGCTTCTATGATTGGTAAAAAAGGAATTCGCACCGCATTACTAGTGGCTCTAGCCGATGAAGCTGGTAACGCAGTTGAAGCATACACAAACTCAGCAGAAGCCGGAGATGCAGTTGAAAGAGGAATGGTAGCTGGAGGAATTGCATCTATCTTTGGTCTTAAATTCGGATTGATTGGTGGAGCCATTGCTGCTGCAATGACTAAAGAAAACCAAGAAAAACTAGGAGAACTTAAGGAAACAATTGATACTCAACTAGGACCAGCAAAAGACCGTTTAAACAAAGCTCTTGAACAATTTGGTATGAGAATACCTTCTGTTGAAACAGTACTAAGCAGCATAACCACAACCTTTGGCGGTGCCATTGATGGTCTTAATAATTTAGCCAAAGGCGATTACAGTGAGCTAAAAACAGATCTAACAAACATAGGTTTAACCGCTGCTGGCATATTTGCTATAATGAAGCCGGGTAAATCTTTAGGTTTACTTTTTAAGACTTTAAAACTTCCATTTACAGTATTAAAAACTGCCTTGGCTGGACTTGTAGGTTTATCAACAACTGCTGCTGTTACAACAGCTACCGGTACTACAGCAGCAGCCGCTGCGGCTGCTACTACTTTCAAAGGTGGAACTAAAGGGGTGACTACATCTGGAGAAAAAGTAACGTTTAACGAAAAGACTCAACGTTTTCATAGTGATAAAACAAATAAGATGGTAAAAGCCGCTGATGTGAAAGGTGCAAAGTTACCAAAACCACAAGCTGGTGCAGCAACAACTACTCCGAAACCTACTGGTGGTGGAAAAGCTATAGCAGGTAGATTAGGTAAGTTTTTAAGATTTCCAGGTATAGCCGCTTTACTTGGAGCATACGGTTTGTATGATGTTCTTAATAGTGATGCACCTGATGATGTAAAGAAAAAAGAATTAACAAAATTTATGGGTGGAATGATAGGAAGTGTTGCCGGAGTCAAATTTGGTGCGTTACTTGGTGGTGCACTTGGAACAATAGGTTTCCCAGGTTTAGGCTCGCTTGCTGGTGGCTTAGGCGGTGCTACTTTATTCGGAACTGCTGGATATTTTGGCGGCGAAGCACTAGCCGGATCTTTAGCTAATTTTATTATGGGTGGTAAACCTAAAGCATCTACTGGCGAAACATCTTCAGCTCCTGTTGCTTTACCTTCTACTAATACTGCAGTTGATGGTGGACTGTCTGCCGCTGCTTCGAATCAAGCTACTATGACTCGACCAGACAGATCTACACCTATTCAGAGTGGCGGAGCAATGGGAGAGTTTGGTGGTGGTAGCACAGTAATTGCACCAACCATTACTAATAACACTGGACAAAGTACAACTGTCATAACCCCAACAAGTCCTAATGCAAATAACAGTGAAGACCCAGTCAGGGAAATGACAGGTATACGAGGTGCTTTTGTTCTTTAGTCTTCTTGAGCTAACTTAGCAAAGTAAGACATCGTATCATCATCACTGGTAACATTCATTTCTTCTGCAGTGATTGGTTCTGACACTTTATACTCAGGTGCCGGAGCAGGAACATTCATTTGAGATTCCTGTGCCATAGTAGGTGCACCCATAGCTTGAGGTGATTCACCAAGAACACGTGCTAGTTTAGCTTTGAGTTCATCATAAGTCTTGTAGTTGGAAGGATCAGTGAACTCATTGAGATTATGTAGCTTACCATAAGTCTCTTCAAGCTTTGTATCATCACCATCGAACAATGATGTAGGTGAAGCAAATTCTGATTTATCGTAATTGCGATAACCTTCGACCTGACGAATCTTAAGTTTAAAGTCTGCACCTTCCCAGAAGTCGAAAGGATTGACAGCTTTTTCATCAGCAAATGATGGCTGCATAACATCCATAATCTTGTCAAAGATTTTCTTACCGAACTTATATAGAACTACACGACCAGCATTGTGTGGAGCAGAAGGATCTTCTACAACCAAAGCATTAACTACATAGTGTAATCGGCGCTTTTGTTTACGTGCAGTTTCTTTATCTTCTTCATGGCCGGAATTCCAGAGCCGTGAGTTGAGTTCGCCAACAGGATCAGGTTGACCAATAGATGTAAGGCTGTTTTCGATATACCACTGACCGGTTGGTCCTTTGAATCCATGGTCCCAATATCTGACCCATGGTAAGTCTGCACCTTCGGCGGCTGGCAAGAATCTGAGTACTGCATATCCATTCCCTGCTTTGTCGACTGTAGGTTTCCACTCGCGCTCATCAGCGTATGACTTTTTCTCACCGCCACCGACGGCTTCAGCTGCTTGTACGAGTTTGGAGATTTGATCGCGATTGCGTTTTAGATTTTCGAATGACATTGTATTTTCCTTTGTATTGCAATGTATGATTTATTATAACACAGTATGACTGTAATGTACAACTATTTATATTCAACTTATTCGAATAATGCTGAATCAATTGAATTAGTTTTTGGAATGAAGTTAAGATTCATAGCCTCAGCTTCAAGCTTTCCTTTTATGATAGGGGACACAAATTTCTTTACATCCTCTGGCTCAATATCGTTCTTCTCACAGATATAGAGAATAGCATCCATATAACTAATCTTTAAGTCACCTACTGCTTTCTCTACTAATTTTGAGAACTTAGTTTTATTGAGAAACTGATCTTCTACTTTCATTTGTCTAACACCCTTAGCAATATTGTATCCATATTGATTCGACCATTTGGTATTCTTTCTTTTGTGGTTAGGTCATTCCAAGCTTTATCAATTTGCTTTGGTGTTCTATTAAGTATTTCGGGTAAGAACTCATTTGGTTTTCGTAAACTACGTGATCTACTATTAACCTTATCAAAGTTTTTAATTGTAGATCCTGAGATTTCAAAACCTGCTGCCGACTGAGTAACATACTCTGTAATTACACGATACTTTGTGTTGAAGGTGTATAGACGAAATTGACCGACAATTTTAATTGGTGGTATAGACACCAACTTAAACTCGTTATCCTCTTTCTTGTATTGAACCTTAGAGACCTGTTTGTCTGCAGACTTAGGACCCTTCACTTTCGTGACTCGAGTTGCCTTGGCTGCAGCCTTAAGACGATCAAGGTCAGATAACATAGACTGACAACATTTAATGCGGCGATTGAGTTCAGGTCTTTTCAAATGTGCATAACCTTCAACAGCATCAGGACAACGCTTATGGTACGCATCTTCATAATCAAGTAACCATCCCTCAATCACCTGCCTTACAGCGTTTGTAGCACTGTTAGGCAAACCGTGTCGCTTGAATTCTTGGTAAACATCCAACTCTGCTTTTTCTCCATCCATCCACTGATCTTCTAGATCAAGTAGATCTTGCATGATGGTGTTACTTATTTTATTTTGTAATCTTTGCATAGGAGAAAGAGATACAATTTTATCTGAGTCTTTCAACTTAGCCTGCTTTTCGAAGTACAGCGCCTTCCCCATCTCAGTACATTCAGTTAGGTGTTGATATAAACCTTCGGCATACATCTTAACCTTATCGTCTGATGGTAGACCAGCATCAATCCAGAATGCTGTAGCACACTTATGAGTAAAGGCATAGAACTTATAATCAGGACAAGACAGGACATACCGTGCCTGTTCTTTATCCATGTTCTTCTTTACATATGATTTCATAGTGCTGATCAAATCTTTACGATCAACTTCCATGTGAAAATAATTTAGAGCGGCACTAAATCCTTTATCGATAGGAACACCGGATAAACCGGTCTTGGCCTTTGCACGAATTTTTTGTTTACGTTTTGCCATTATTTACCTCTTTTCTCATGAGCTTCTAAAAGTTCTAGTACTGCATTTGCTCGAGCAAACATAAGTTTTTTCGAAAAAGCGTACGGTCCTTTAGCACTAAGACGTATATCCTCTTTGACCTCTTCAGCCAAAATTCTTGCGAGTACTGTAAGCTCGCCATACTTATATGCATGTGTATTTTCAATTGACATGTTAGCTCCTCTATTTTTATTCTAGATCTATTCTACCACAGTTTTCCGCAAAAGTAAAGGAAAAAATGCACTGATATGCATTTTTTTTATTCTTTCCAAAATACTGTATCATATCTAAATCTTTTACTCTCAAATCCACGCTCTTCAAAATAGTTATGCATGTCCTTCCAATTTGGATGTTTTTGCGCCATCTCGATCATAAGCACATTACATTGTTTTATTGTTTCAAATCCACTTTCTAAAACAATCCATTCGTGCCCCTCAACATCAATTTTAATAAAATCAACATCTGTAAATTTATATGAATCTAAAGTACGTGTTTTAACTTCTTCATATGTTTGTCTTGTTTTTTTCCTACCAGCTGCTATGTTTGATCCACCACTATTAAATAAACCAACTCTCATAGTAGCTGTACCAGAGTCAGAACTTAAAGCATACGGATGAATATTGACATTGTCAAATTCTTTTGTATTATATTCTAAAAATTTATAAAATAACGGTTCGAATACTTCTACTGTTGCAAAGTCCTTTGCCATACGAATACTTTGGATTCCATAACATCCACCAATATCTAATGCACGTCTAAAATTTTTACATTTACTTATAGAAAACTGGTATTCTTTTAACTGATAATTGGAAAAAAGAGAATCTTTTTTTATTCCCTGTCCACCTTCAGTGGAGGCTACCTTGTAACCTTCTTTTACTATTTTTGAATTGTTATAATCTACCATACTTTTAGCGTCTCATATGAGCGATATCAACTGCATCTTTAGAATCTTTACGTACGGGAACCATATTAGATTTATGTAAGGTGCCAATGCCGGCAAGCTCATTACCGGTATACTGATTAGCTTTGCGCTTGCCGGACACTGGCATTATGACGTCGCTAGTTGGTATAGTACTACTTACCGTATAGTCAGGCATGGCAGCCTTGTACTTACGGGCAGCGTTGCGATCATAGCCTAAAGACTTGAGGAGCTTCGCTGTCTTACGTTCTTCTTCAAGGACTGCAGCAGTCTTAAGCCGAGCCTTACGCTTACGAGTACTTATGGTGGTCATACCACGAACCAAGTGCATAGTCATAATTATCGATACTCCACATCTGCTGAGTTATAGTGGCCTTTTCTAGTCATGTCATTAATACGTTCTTGCATGTACTGACGTACAATCTTTTGGACTGTGTCATATTCACCGCCAGTAATTGCTTTCATACGTTGTAACTCACCTTCGAATACACGTACTGCCATCATTCTATCACTAGATAAATTTTCCATTATACTATTCTACCACAGATTTACAGAAATGTACACCATTAATTTGCATAAGGTTCGCGGGGATCTTCCTTATTAACACCATTAATAGCATCAACTAGAGTTTTTGCTTCAGCAAGCTCATCAGCTTTTTGAGCGGCTACGTTATCATCTAGTTCTTTGAATGCCCGTGTTTCACGCAGCTTTTCAAGTAGGTACTCATTCTGACTAATACGAGTTTTAATCACAGCGTTGGCTGTAGCATTCTTATACTCGAGTAGAACATAGGCACGATACTGTGTACCATTCTGGACGATCTGTTGTTCTTTGACAGAGTAACCAGCAACATCGGCATCTGCAATAAGATTACGAGTTACCTGCTCAAAATTATTTTGAACTGTAGCATCAAAATCAGTTGCACCAACTTTAGTCTTGAATAGTTTCATTTGAGAACGAATACGGCTATCAACACGATCAGCAAGAGTTGTCTTGGCTGACAGTACTGCAATATCGACAGCGAGTTGCAGATCAGGAGTTACAGCCGTACCGACTGCATAGACTGCATCTTCTTCTGATGGAATATCAGTATACCAATCAGGCATTTCGTCTATCTGGTTTTCAACTTGAGCTTTCTTATACTCAAATAATTCTTTAGACATAGACACATCGGGTGGTGTCTTATCACATGCTGCAGCCATTGCAGCAATAGGTAGTAACATAAATTTTTTCATCTTATAGCTCCTTCAATCTATCGATGATTGCGTCACGGCTGCCACTATCGACAAACCAAGTTAAAATATCTGGATATAATATAACGAGTGCCACTCCAGTAATAACACCGAAAATAAATCTAATCATAGAACTCCTCCACCGACTAGAATTTGTAGTACATGACTCAAGGAATCATTCTCCTCGAGGCGAAACAGCCAATCCCCTATTGTTTTTGGTTCTGCTTCTTTCTCAACCACGATAACTTCTGGTGGTGGAGAGTTGGTACAGTCGTACCTTTGGAATGCGGTGATGGTTTCACCGTTCTTATATTGAACTTGCTTTTCATAGAAACAATCTTGTGCTACTGCAGGATTGCAGCCACTAATTCCAATCGTTATCCATAGCAATAGTATCGCGCATCCTTTCGCCATAATATTTCTCCGCATATTGTGGTGCATCAGTCCAATGATTATGATTTTCGTCAAGATCTTGACCGGGCTTTGGCTCAACCTCTTGGCGAGTATAATAAGCTTCACGCTTCTTTAAGGCAGCCAATCTTTTTGATGCAGCACGGATAGCATCCATACGCTCTTCATAGGTTGACTCTTTAGTAATAACAAACTTAGACATTATAATCGCTCCAATACTCATTCCAGATTTCATCTACAAACTCAAGCTTTTGTGTATCAGTCATATGTACACATAGCTTCATATCGCCACTCTTTTCGAGAGTTTCGAGTAGTTCACCTACACATTCACATCCGCCAATAACAGCATTAGCTTTATCGATAAATGTATCTTCAATATCCAT